TATCAAGGTAATCCAATGCCACATAATAACGTTTCGAGATATGTGGAGCGGAGAGTTTCTTACCAAAACTTGGATTTGGAATTAGTAAGCCCGAATACGTTAAGATGGTAGCATAATAGAGAATAATACGCTTGTAAAGTCCATCTTTGTCAAAGTAATTTCGTGAGAGTTTTTGCTGTTCAATTAAAGAACCTTTATCAATAATTTGCTGGATTTCTTCTAAAGTATAATCACGACAACGAGGGCTTCGAAGAGTGACATAACCACTCTCCCAAGCCTGGTCGTTTTTGGCAATCATTTCAGCTTGCGCCTTTTTGAAGGTATCTAAGTCAAATGTGGTTCTTACATTTCCATCCATTTGATTACTGTCCTCCCGTAAAGAATACTAAACTGCGGCCGCCCATGGCGGAGCGACGTTGAACTTTTTTGTAGGCTTCTTCTTCTAGTTCTTTGATTCTCCATTGTCCATAAGCAAAAGCAGAATACTTATCTTTAGGGAAACGAGAATTGATTTGTTCTAGCGCAATATCAAGTCCTGTTTTCTTAAGTCGAAGATTAGCCATTTCCTCAAACAACTTTGTTGTAAGTTCGTGAGGCATTAGGCGCTTAATTCTCTTCTCATAAGGCATCTTTGAACCAGATTCGGTAGCTAATAGAGCAGATCGAGCTTCTTGCTCAGTTATTAAAAATCTACACATTCCACTATTTAATCTGGTATACGCATTACTATGAATCTTAGAATTAAGAGGTCCAGTTGCTTTCATACAGTAAAGTATGTTCGCTGCATCTTTTGGCTGAATTCTTTTATATTCATCATTATTAAAGAATCCATAGGCAGGATAAGTATTTCCAAATTCATCTGTTTGAGTTCGAATCATTTCATCCGCCAATCCAAGTCCAAGACCATTACAGTCTATAACAACCTCTTTTGGTTGGTAGTCTTCAATTAAACGTTTAATACCAATTGCTTGTCCTGTAAAGGTTCTAGATTCATCAGTGAGTCCAAGAACAACAATATTTACTAAAGTAGAAAAATATTTGTTATCTCGAACATTAACTCTGAAGACTTCTGCTACGGAAGCATCTCCGCCAGCACTTCTACCTACGTCTACTGAAATTAAGTAGAAAACATTAGGAACTCCTCTAAATTTTTGATGCCGTTCTGGATTTTTAATCTTTCTATATTTAGAAAGCTTCTCATAATTATACCAAGAGTCCTCTGAACCGCCAAGCCAAACTCCCATATACTCGGCCGCAAACGTCTGCTCGTTGTAAGAAGGAGATAATTTAAGATTCTTTACGTGAGCTTCCGCAATAAGGCCTGCGCGCATAGGAATACGATAATCTAGTCCCATTGTAAAAGCGCGTTTAGAATCCATAATCGATTCTTCAAAAAAGTCAATAAGAGCGCCATATGCAAAAGAAGATTTCATTCCAGCGGATGTCGCATAAATAACTTGAGTATTGATAGCTTCTTTATTATTTACAAGTCCGTTTGCAGTTGGTCTAGGCACGTTCATCTGAGGAAGAATAATCTCCGCAATTGCGTCACCATCCTGGTCGCGCGCCTCGTCGATAAGAGTTGCATGAGTACGAATACCACGATCTGAGTCCAAGGCACCAACAACTGTAAGTGTACTACCATTCTTAAATGTAAGTTCTACATAGTCCTTACCAAAGTTCGCGGCCACACCTTCCGCATTTGAATTAGAAGGCATCAATTCATTTTTAAGAAGCGGCCAGATATTCCAAATCTCTTTAATTTTTTGCTTTGTAATCTTTGCGGCCTGAGATTTGTTAGGTGCTACAATAGACCCTTTGTGTCCAGGTAGAAATACACATTGTAAATACTTTGCAAGAATAGAAAGGAATGTTTTAGATGTAGCACGGGCCGCAGTAATATAGATATGAGTATATCTCATACAAACCCGCAAAAACAATCTCTGATAAAGGAAAAGATTAAAGTTGCTGTCTTTTGGTTTAATTAAATCAAGATAAATATCAGGGTATACAGTAAAAGTACTCCAACTATCAAACAAAAGCTCTTCATTCTTTTGGAGCCAGCTTTCTGTTATAACCACACCCTTTTCCAGTTCAATACCATCTCGGTAAACTCTTTCTCGAGCCTTAAAGGTCGAATCATCTGGATCTTTTAGTAATATAACTCCTGGTGGGGCATTTTTAAACTTATCTTCCATAATTAAGATTCCTCCTCATCTGTAAGGAAATCTTCTGTGGTCTCGAAATTATATCCCTCATTATCATATTCATCAAGGTTGAAATTTTCTTGCAGACCATAGATATTATCTTCCAGATCATTGGTTGCTTTGAGCGCCGCGAGACGTTGTGTGATTTCATCGCCTATACCGCCCTCGTTAATATAAAGACGTTGATTATAGTTTTCAATATTTTTAATTGTTTCATCAACTACATCACGAGTGGCGCCATCATAAAATTTATTTTGACGGCCTCTCTTTTCAAGCCAGTGGCCAACTTCCGCGAAAGAATCAAAGTCGACCGCATTTTTGGTGTTCTTCGGTGTGAACTCCGCAGTCTTTACTAGCTTATCGTAAGAGGAAAGGAACTTATCAATATCCTTATCTCCGGCACGGATTTTTATATCAATTTCAAGTGAAAGCTTGCAAATCTTTTGCGCTTGGTCAATTTGAAGTGCACCGTTAATATTTTGCGTCAGCATAAGTCCTTTATAAAGTTCTTCCAAGTAGTTAAGTTGCTCTTCATCATAGTTAGAACCCCATTTGCGGCGAAGTATATTAAGACGTTCTCCACTAATTAAAGGGATCTCTTCCTCAATCATACCAGCCTGCCGCAACTTTTCATATTGCTTGTTATAGTCACTCCAACCGAAGTTTCTATAGCACTCTTGGGCAAAGACTTTAGAATATGCATCCCAAGTTCTATCCTGTCCATTTAGCTCCTCTAAACGAGTCCACTCTTTTACGATAAACGGAATGCCCGCATACTGACAAATCCTATCTATGGCTTCCCAAGAATAGGACTCCTCTGCGAGCATCGCATTTATACAACCATTACAAACAGGAAGATAGCCATCGGGATAGAAAGGTGAGTGAGTCTTAGCAAAATCCTCACTCATCTTGGTGGCGCCGCATTTATTACAAGTTTTTGTTAAAAACTTATTCTGCGGTATCTTCGGTACTATTGGCATCTTTCTCCTCCCCGCACTCGTTAGCCTTGCGCAAGAGTACTAAAATTTCCTTTTGTCTTTTCTTATCTTCTTTATCGAATGCATCCAACATATCGGAGAATACATCAACAAAGGCTCTTGGTGCGCCGCCATCTGAAAAGGCCCGCACCTTTAGGACTCTCGCAACTCCCAAGAATACTGGAGTTTCTTTGATGCATCCTAACTCTTGGATAAACTTATCCATCAAACTCATTTTAAATTTCATAGTTTGTCTCCTTTGATGCTTATTTTTTATGAAGCGGCCGCCTTATAATCCGGCTTCTTCTGAAACACTTTCAATAATGGAAATATGCTCTTCCAATTCTTCCGTAGCTTTCTTTGCCGCACTCAAATAATCCACTACACTAAAGTAAACCACAATAGCTAAAACTACAATAATTGCAATAACTAAAACCATTTCAATTAACGTAAAGCCTTTTCTTCCCAACTTTTTCATATCTATTCTACCCAATCCTTTTAATCTTTTCGCATCTTTTACATCTAGGACTAAATCCATCATTTGATCTCTTCCTTTTCATCCAGTTCCTCTCATTCAGTAATAATGAGCGGCCGCAATCCTTACACTTCTTAAAATTCTCTGGAAAGCTCAAATTCTCGCAAACTTCTCTATGAAATCTTGCGGCCTCACTGATCTTCCCCAAAATCTTCTTACAATATAAGGTTGAAATATAATTTAATTGATATTTATGCCCGTACTTACGAAGGACCGCATCTTGGATTTCCTGATTACTCTTCCCCTTTATTTTCAACTCTAAAATGAGTTCTTCCTTCGGGTCTAAGTGCGCCAATTGGATATAGATTTTTGCGGTCTCCAGGAAAAGACGAGTCGATTCAGACTCCACAGCCTGATCTTCCAAATCCTTCCAAATTCCAAACATTTCATACAAGTGTTCTTCATTCCCAAAATCAAAAACCTTCTTAGACTCGACCGGCTTCCATAAAAGTCGACTAATAAAGTTGAGTTCTTCTGGCGAAAAGTCTTCTGGTTCAGGAAATCTATCTCCTCTAAAAATCTTCCCAAAGGTTTTCGCGTATTTTCCTTCGACCCGAACTACTCCAAGTGGAAGAATTGAAATGTCTGCTCCGAATTCTGAAGGAGTACCCATTTCTTGATAGGGCCGCATCTTCAAAGGAATAATAGTATGCTTATATGAGTCCTGGTAAGTATATTGTTGCTGGCGCAGTTCAACTAATTGGTGTTTGAGTTTGAAGTAGTTGAATTGAGAAAGCGTCGAGGCGCGAGCCCGCAATAATTCGATTTTTTCGGGTTCAAATCGAAATAGGAGTTGTTGGCGCGGTGGATTTTTCCGGCGGCCGTGGTCTAGTTCGTAGTAGTTAAGGATGAGTTCGATTGTGTCGATTTGGTCCCAGATTGCTTCGAGAGCTTCGAGGACTAGAGGTGATGCGAGTTCACGAGCCTCTTTGCGCGAGAAAATTTCACGAGTACGTTTCGGTGCGGGCGCATCAAGAGGACGTAGGTCGTTCTCGCTAAAAGTTGGGGATTCTTTTAATTCGTCGAGAGATTCGAGTTCAATAGAAGACCCGGTCCACTTAGAGTCGAGAAAAACGCCTTCATCTTTGAGACGTGCGGGGCCGTCTTTTTCATTAGTGGAGTTTTTGCCCCAAAGTATATAATTTGAGATTGTTTCGAGTTCGTCTTCAGTAGGAGTAAATGGAATTACATTAAGGTAGTCCTTTACGAAGTTAACGCGATCGGAACGAAGAGTTATTTCCCAATTTAAGTTTAATCTAGTCACAGTTTTATGCGCTCCTCGTATACACGAAAGGTGTATACTTTTTGGTTTCTATATTTATTATATACAAATTTGGAGTAAAAGTCAAATTTCGAGGTAGAGGGGTAGAGGAAAAATAGTGGAAAATGAAAATTTAGGTTCAAAGCTAAAATGAAATTTTAGGTTCAAAGTACGTTTGTACCAGGCCCGCGGATTTCGTCAAAAAGATTTGACATTTTTCCCGTGATATACCCCCCTGATTTTTGGCGAAACCGCAAACGTAGTAATTCCAGCGGTTTCCAGCGGCGGGTGCCCGCTTTCCCTACAGCCGCCGGGGTTTCAGCGGATCCGGGACGGCAAACGTAGTGATTCCAGGGGTTTCGAGGTTCTCAAAGATCTTTGATGGTTGCTCGGGCGCGTTTTGTGCAACTTGCACAACAAAACATGGTTGCTTTTGTGCAAGATCACGGAATGAAAAAATTTTGGGACAAATTGCAAAAATGGGGTTGAAATATGATTTCAGTTTGCTATAATGAAATCACAAAGAACAAAGAAGCCACCCGAGAGGGTCAGAAACTTGACAAGTGAATACCGATTGAAGAAGATACTTTCTTTTCAAAGGTAAGTGACGCATGAGGCGCACCTAGTAGGAAAGATAACGCTACAAGGGAAGTAGTAGGTGAACGACAGATCAATGGGACAAATCTGCTCAAAAGGAGATGATGGTATGATGTGGTATGTTTTAAACGTGAAAAGCGAAAACGTACGTTTTCCAAGAACGCTAGAATCACTAGGTTTCGAATACTATGAGGCTGACAATGAGTTTTTCTTTGATGCGGAGTATTTCTGCGACGTAGAGGAAAACGCTGATTGTCTTGTAGAAATGGGAATAGAGTTTCAATTTGTAGTCTTTCCTGATTATGGAATGGTTTCTAAAATTGTGTATGATAGAAACGGCTACTTGAAGTATAAAAAAATGATGAATAGTGAGGTGTGAATTATGGCTAGAGAGAAAGTAACATTTGAGGCACTCGCAATCGGTGACTATTTTGTCGCTGACGCAATAGCCCTGACAGGCTCGGGTTGCATGGCTAAAGTCCGTGCGGGCTCGGCTGAAGTGGTGGGCAAGTTGGAGAACCCTGTTCTCTTTAATGATGGGCGTTATCACATTCGCCCTGTCAATCTGTATAGAAAGATAGGTGAATGATATGCTGAAAAGGGTTTATGATGTCGCCCTGCCGTGGGGTAGGGAATACGCTAACAATGGGCTACATAAAGAACAATGGTTAGCCTATGTGCTGACAGGCGTCCACCGCAAGGCGGACAACAAACCCTTTTCAGATGGCGGTGACATCGGCTTGATTCAGGTGAAGTCAAGCCGTGCTACCATTTGCAAGGGTGATACGCTCAACGCTATATATGAGCATATGAGCGTTGACAAGGCTGAAGTGTTCGCCTACGTCTGCGACGACGTGCGGACGGTTTATTACATGACACGAAGCGAATATGTCGAATTTGTGCTCGAATTCGCTAGTGTGGTTGCTGATTCATCAGGACATAGAGAATCGAGCCACGGACACGGCGGCTCGAACGGCGGCGGCTTGAAAATCAAATTGAAAACTTGCGCTGAAAGTGACAAGTCAAGAAAAATGTACAAATGGTTTGAGGGTAGGCTGTGAAGCCTACCCACTACAGAAAGAAGGTATGAATATGATGTACGGATATGAACCTATGATGCCGTTGGACGAACCAACGGATTGGAACACAAGGCACTATGAGCCTGAAGATGAGGGCTTGTGGGACGATGACGAATATGAATCCGCTCGGGACGATTGGGAATAAACTAGTAACAAAAGAGGGGCTGAAAAGCCCCTCCCCGTAAGGGAGGAGGAAATTTTTATGAAAAAAATTTACATTGTAATGCGAAAAATAGGTAATGATTGGAAAACCCCTCAAATCGCTTTTGAATCAAAGGAAAAAGCAAGAAAGAGGGCTAGAGAATGGACGGATGGAATGGGCGGCGAAAAAGATTATCACTTCTACGTCGAAGAGGTTGCAATTTTCTAAAAAATGGAGGCTTAAAATGAATAGACAAAAAATGCTTGATAATGTTATCCGAAAATTCGGATTTGAGCACCGTTGGACGGTACAATTCGCAAGAATGTGCGAAGATGCAAATAGATACACCGATGAAATGGTTTTGTTTCGATATGATATGCTGATGCACAAATATCAATAAAAAATAAACAAAAAGTAAAAGGGTGGGGTTTTAAGCCTCACCCGATTCCTAGAAAATGGAGGTAAAAATTTATGAAAAAGTTTTGGGTAGGAACGTATTTCAGCGGCGAAATTCAGGTTTTCGCCTACAATGTTTGTGAAGCCGCCTATAAAGTAAGACGGAAACTTACAAAAAAATTTGATGATATTACATACGTAACTTTTTACGATTCTAAAATGAAAAGATACATTATGTATGAAAAAAGTGATTTTGAGGAATGGACAGAAAAAGATTATGATGAATTTTTATATAGTTGAGAGTCGCCCCGAAAAAATCGGGGCGATTCTTTTTTTATGAAAATGTAAAAAATCTTTGATTTTCGCCCGGGCGCCCCTAAAATTTTTTTGACATTTTCCGAAAATCAAAAAGTTATAAAAAATATTTGACATTTGGGCGCCCGGGCGCCCGTTGTGCACCCTGCACAAATTCTAGCTTAGAAGATCTGAAAATTTGTGCAATCTGTCAATAGACTTTTTTGGATTTTTCCTTTATAATGGTATTATAGAAAAATGATATGGAGGTATCTAGTATGTATTTTGAGCAATTTTCTAAGGGTTTTTGTGATGGTCGCCACCCGTTTATCGTTATTATTTGCATGGACGACTGCGGTCGTATCGAGATGCGCCGTTTCAGAAAATATGGGCAAGCTAAGCGCTGTCTCCGACTCAGGGAGGCTGAACTCACTGAATGCTGGATCGATGTCGGCTCAACTTTCATCTATCACGCTCCGACAAAGCAGCTTTTAGATGCAGAGTTTTATGAGAACGAATGTCCGACTACCATCTTTCAGAAAAAGATTTTGAAGCAGAATTTTCCAGACTGGGCGGACTTATAATCCGCCCTTTATTTTTCTTTAAATTATCAAATTTCTTTTAGGTCGCGCCCGGGCGCCGGCAATTGTGAACAAATTGTAAACAATCTTATTATTCTATTTACGTTATGAAAAAGATAGTGTATAATAAGTATATAAATTAAAGATAGTGAGGTATCGATTATGAAAATTTATTTAGCGAAATTTAATGCAGTTCTTTCTTGTAGAAAGCCATCTAAGGCTTTTCTTTCCGAAGAAAAGGCGGAAGAGTATTGCGAGAAAAGAAATCAGGCTCTGCTTGATGAAGAGAATGCAATGCTGGAAGAGCTTGGAGAAGAGCCAATGGATTATGACGAATATTGCGGCGACTTTTTCGATGACGCATGGGAAGTTGAAGAAATCGAGGTTGAGGAGTGATCCTCAATCTCGACTTCGCGCCCGGGCGCCAATTGTGAACAAATTGTAAACAATCTCATTTACTAGTTTACTTTCTAGAATTTATAATGTATAATAAGTATGTAAGTTAAAGAAATACAGATTTACGAAAGGAAGGTATTGATATGGATACTTGGACAGACAACGAAAGAGAATTGGTTTTGAAGGCAATTGGATTTACAGTAGTAGAACTTGGTAAGCTCATGAATCAGAAGTTTACCACCACCGACGCGATGATTATGTCAATTGCGCTGATGAAAGGGTTTGATGAATCTCTCAAGGCTTTTGAGGAAGCTCAAACACTAAACGTTGTAGATACAGAAAGAAAGGAAGAAGAATAAAGGGAAAAGGTGAGTAATCACCCTTTCTTTATGTTCTTTCGCGCCCGGGCGCCAAGGACAGTTTGTACAAAAGTTGATGTAAAATTTTGTGCAATTTGTATATTGATTTAGTTTACTCCTAGTATTATAATATAAATGTAAAGAGAAGAGAACAAGAGCAATAGCGAATAGAACCCCTCTCTTCACTTCAAATGAATCGGATTTATCAAGCCGTAAGTTTGAAGGCTTCCAGAGAAACTCTCTCTTTATACCACTTAACCCCCTTTTATACACATACCTCCTCCTATTGAAGACCGTCCGCAAGGGCGGTTTTCTTTTTCTGGAATATTTCGCGCCCGGGCGCGACCAATTGTGAACAAATTGTAAACAATTCCTTTTATCTATTTACTTTCTACTATTTATCGTATATAATATAGATGTAAACAAAAGATAAAAGATTTGGAGGTCTTGATTATGAAAAACGAAACTATTGCAAAAGGTAACTATGAGGCTTATTTGAGAAGTGAGATGTACTCTCTCTATGACGCTTACGACAAGCCGTCTAGCCGCAAGGAAGCGGCATGGGAGTATTGCCAGGACCTGTGCGCCGAGTATAGCGGCTGGGGTCTGAAAGTAATTTCTAGAAATTGCTTTATCTTTACGGCTGGCTTCTTGTTCCTTTCCACTTCAGGAAAAGAAAAATTTATGTACATCACCCCGAACTATGACCGCGTGTGCGATGTGGGGTAACCCACCGCGCCACGCGGCGCGCCCGGGCGCGCGATCAAGAAAGTTTTAGTATTTTTTCTGAAAAAAGTGTTGACACTAGGGAAGTTATACTGTATAATAATAAATGTAAAGAGGAAGTGCGAACGGTTCTATTAGAGAAGTACAATCTAACTTAACCACTCGCATCCAGAAAGCGCAGGGGAAAATGTGTTGATGAGACCCCTATTGGACAACAAACTTCCTCTTTACAAAAGTGTCCGCCAATGCAGATGTGTCCACGTCGCGCGGATGGGTAATTCTAGAGTCTGCGGTTAATAGGAAAGAAGGTGATTCAATGATTTGAGGTTGGGGAAGGAAGGCAACCCCGTAGTACAATAAACTTCCCTTGTTGATATATATTGGAAAAATGTACTCAGTTTGGTTTTATTGAGTTTGGTTATACTCGGAACGTTCCCCGAAGGCATTGGCGTCATGAACCAGTGCCTTTGGCGCGCCCGGGCGCGAGCATTTTGCACAAAATCAGTGGCAAAAATTTGTGCAATTTGTCAATATACTTCTTTGCTTCCTTAATGTATAATATACTTGTAAGTTAATTAAGGAGGTTTTGATTATGAAGAATTATTTATTTGAGGTTGTCGGCGGTAACTATGATAATGAGGGCGAGCGTTTCTTCATTTGTTGCGAAGAAGGGTACAAGGTGCAGACGCTTGAAGACTACTTCCCTGATGGAATAGAGTGCATAGAGTTAGGTGTGTACGATGATGATGAAGCTGACTTGCTCGGCTACGATACGCTATAAGGGGGTGGAGCTATGAAAAGCAAGCTAAAATTCCTGGCTGAATTTCTAGGTTTTATTGTTGTCGTAATTTGTCTGTTTATTTTCGCATTTATTTTTGCCGCAAGTGTAGGGGGTATTACAATATGAAAGTTAGTGAAGCAAGAAAATATTTTAAGTTAAAGAATACTGATACTGTTTATCTTGATGGTATCAAGGATATAGAAAGGAGCGCAAACCGAACCATTTCATACAGTCATAGTGCGGTCGCAAAAATGAGAGCGTGGAAGGACTTGGAAGCGTGTCGCGCATTAAGAACAATCGCGGTTTATTAAAGGGACTGGCGTCATGCCAGTCTGCGCGCCCGGGCGCCGGCGGTTTGTTTACAATTTATTCACAATTAAATGTTGACTTTTAGAGAAAGTTTCTGTATAATTAAATCATAGATAGAGAAAGAGAGGTAATGAGATATGACAAGATTGAGAGAGGTTTTAGTAGAAAGATTGATTCGTATCTATGGTCATGAGAATAAAATCGTTCGTGAATTCTGCGGCCTATGTGAAATTTTCAAAGATGACGAGCTACACGATAACATTCTTGTATCGATTGTGTCAGCTCATGAGCATCATCCGCAAGTGGGTGAAGAAGAAGAGGAAGAAGATGAACACCCGATGGTGTTCAGACAAAGAACTGAAGAAAAGCATGGCACCTGGGAAAGGAGATAACCAGGCGCCGCGCCCGGGCGCCAACTATGAACTTTTTGTGAACATGGATATTTTTATGGAAAAACTATTGACAGTAGAAAAATGCGGGTGTATAATATAGATGTAAATAAGAAAAACAAAGGAGATTAAAACCATGAACAAGAAGCCACTTACAAAAACAATGCTCGACCTTTTCATCGTAACTGCCAGTGCCAAACTGGACGAGGACTTTCCAGAGTTGACAGACCCGACGCTGAAATCCCTGATGATTTATAAATTGCTCAAGGGATTCTGTATGGATAAGGGCTACTACATTCCAGACTCCACGATGGCTGAAGTAGAAGAAGCTCTGGCTGAAGAGGAAGAAGAAGAGTAACTCCAGTCACTCTCATGGTTCCATGACCAAGCGACCAGTACCACCAGTACTGGGCGCGCCCGGGCGCCGCCTTGTGCGCTTTTCACAAAATCCGGGACAGAAATTTGTGCAACTTGACTACTAGACTTTTCCGTTCCCATAATGTATAATATAAGTGTCCTTAAGGAAAGGGGCACAATTTGGAAGTTATAGTTACCACCAAAAAAAAATCGAAAAAAATCTTCGAAAGGTGTTGACAACGAGAAGAATTAGTGCTATAATAATTACAGAAGGTGAGAGAGAAAAGTAACTCACCAAAAGAAAAACTATGTAGCCAACTACATTAGTGTTGGAGAAAGAAGGTCAAATATGGCTGAAAAGTACACAATGAGAAAGTTTCTTGAAACAGTAGCAACAGGCTCCGCTGGCGCAGAAGAGGTCGAATTCGCTAAGGGCGAAATTGCTAAGCTCGATGCTCGTAATGAGGCTCGTAAGGGCAAGCCGTCTAAGACGGCGCAGGTAAACGCTCCGATTAAGGACGCTATTAAGGCTTTTGTAGCCGATAATCCTGGCACAACCGCTGAGGCTATCGGTGTCGCAATCGGGCAGACAACCGCAAAGGTATCGTCCCTTGCTACTCAGCTTGTCAATGAGGGTGTTATCACATCTGCTGACGTTAAGAAGGTCAACGGCAAGGGTAAGGTTAAGTCCTATACCGCCGTATAAGAATTGCCCCTGAAGGAGAGGGCTTGTATCTCCTTCCCACTTAACCCACTAAAAGTCATACCTCCTCCTATCCATTAGCGTCCCACATGGGGCGCTTTTGGCGCGCCTTTGGCGCCCGGGCGCGAAGTCGAGAAAGTTTTACAATTTGGGTGTTGACTTTCTGGAATTTATTGTGTATAATATAGATGTAAGTTAAAGATAGAAAGAAGGTATCCTTAAATGAAAGTTAAAATTGTTTACTCGGTACAAAAAGAAAAAGAAGTCGAAATCGATGACAAGTATCTGTTCGCAACGCAAAAAGATGTGAATGATTTTTCTGATGAAGAATGGGAGCTTTTTGGTGAGCTGTACAATATCGGAGAAGGGGAATCAATGAAAGACGAGAATTATGATTATTTTGAAGGTATGTATGACCTTGAAGGCAACTTGATTATAAATTAAAGGAGGAAATAACATGGCAAAGATTTATTTAGCCGCACCATTTTTTAAGAAGGAAGAAAGAGAATTTGTTGAAAAATTTGCTGAGATGTTTCGTCGTTGTGGCAATGAAGTATACGTTCCAATGGAACACAAAATTGAGAATGGAGAGAATCTACCCAACAATGAATGGGCGCGCAAAGTCTTTGAACAAGATATTAAAGCAATCGATGAATGTGATACAGTAATCGCCATTTATTCTAGTCTATATAGTGATACTGGTACGGCATGGGAATGTGGTTATGCATATGCAAAAGGAAAAAGGGTTCTTATCAATATTTGTAAAGAAGAGAGTGAATCGAATGGTACAATAAAAAATATCAAATCTTTAATGGTAATCAATGGTTCGAATAATTATAACACATATGATTCTTTTATTCAAATGTAAAAGGAAGGGGAGACCCTTCCGCGCCCGGGCGCGATGTTCATAATTTGTTTACAATTCAGGGATTGACTTTCTGAAATTTCTCATGTATAATAAATATGTAAATAAGAAATATGAAAGGAGAATCCTAAAATGAAAGTTAAAGTTATTTATTCCAAGTGGGCGACAAAAGAAATCGAGGTCGACGACAAGTTTGCAATTTTGACAGAAGATTTAGACGAAGATGCCATTGATGAAAATGAAGGTCTTATTGATGAATTGTATGCGATTGGTGAAACCGCGGCTTTTGAGGACGATTCATGTAATGATTTTTATGGTGTAACAAGTCTTGATAATGAAGAGATGGTTATATCGTGAGGTGCAAAGAGTATTTTGTGAAAGAAGGTGACGAGAATGAGATTGATTGATGCAGATGTAATACAGTTTGAAAACAACGAGTTCGACACATACAGCGATTATAGCAGAGCGTTTGATGCGATAGACCAAGCGGAAACCATCGAGGAGCGACCGCACGGAGAGTGGTACAAAAAGCCGTGGGGATATGAATGTTCTAAGTGTCACGGCAGACCGCAATTCTATCCGAATGGAAAAGACTGGTTGTCTGACTACTGCCCGAACTGTGGTGCTTCGATGCGGAAAGAAGGTGACGAGAAATGACGAGAGAAGAAGCGATAGATTGCATCAAGGCAATTCACGTTCAGATGTTCAATAGTGGGGCGTCAAAATGGACCGAAGCCTGCGATATGGCTATCGAGGCATTAAAAGACCGACCGCACGGAGAGTGGAAGAATGGCATGTGTACGAATTGTGGAGCAGAATGTTTTGAAGATTATTACATGAGGGATATAAATACTGAGTTCTGTCATAGGTGCGGCGCAGACATGAGACCGAAAGAAGGTGAAGCGGAATGAAACTTGACAGGGAATTTGACAGATTAATGAAGAGGAGAGGTGGAACGGAATGACTAGTCATTCCGCGCCCGGGCGCGCCGACAGTTTCCACAAAACTTGGTATGAAATTTTGTGCATTTTGTCAATGGACTTATTCCCTTCCTTCAATTATAATATACTTGTAAGTTAAGTAAAGGAGATAAATGAAATGAAAGAGAAATGGGGTTTAGACAAACCATACAAGTTTGAGTGGAATGACTTGCGCGCGGTCATTACTGTTATCAATGTAATTCTGATTATGATTTTTGGATTGAGTATTGCATGGTTTGGACTTGCAGTCGCACTCATCGGACTACTGAAAGATTTTTTAGTAGACCATCGCATCAATGGGGCGATTATGCACTTTAGTAATGTAGTTTTGAATCTGTATTTTATTATGATTCTGTAAAGGAAGGGGTTCCCTTCCGCGCCCGGGCGCCGCCCTTGTGCAAGTTGCACAATTTATTTCCAAAATTTTGTACAATCTGACTACTAGACTTTTTCGGGTTTATCCTTTATAATAAGTATGTAAGTTAAAGATAAACGAAATACGAAAGGACGGTACATGAATTATGATTTTTGGTACATTTGAACTTACAAAGAGAAGTAATGGGGTTTTGATTGCAAAGGATTCTTTAACAGGATTGAGTGCGGCTATTTCTCCGACGGATTCTAATTACTCTGCATGGTTGTATCTTTACAAGGACGTTGTCGCTACAAAGGGTGATATGGCACGAGCTGACAAGTTTTCGGATTTTCTTAAGGTACTCGCAGTAACACCTTCTCCAGAGAGTGAGAAAGAAGTCAAGGAAAAAACGCTCACACCCGAAGAACGCCTCAAGCGTGGTGTTAGCAACATTATGGAATTTTTCAAGGAGTTTTCCTTTGAGCCCAGTTTCCGTTTCATGAACACTCTTGCCTTCAAGATTAAGGAAGGTAAGAAGGAAGCAAAGGAGTATATCCTCAACTACTTCTCTTTGATGGACAATCAGTTTACTGGTGAGGTTAAGGGCAAACTGAAAAGCATAGAATTCGAAGGTATTCTTGACGATATTTCTGCCTACGATGCACCCACTAAAGTTATCAATAGTAGACTTTCCATTTATTATGGTAGTGCAGGTACTGGTAAGACTACTATCGGTATGAAGGAAGCAGACAATCGTTGTATTGTATGTAACTCTTCTATGTTGCCTTCTGACCTTATGGAAGATTTTGTTTTCACAGATGGTAAACCGACCTTCCAAAAGTCCGCACTTTGGGAAAGTATGGAACAGGGCAAGGCGATTGTATTCGACGAAATCAACCTTCTGCCTTATGATTCTTTGAGATTTTTACAGGGAATTCTTGATGGTAAAACCGAGGTAGATTATAAGGGTAATATCATTACCATTAAAGAAGGGTTTAAGGTTATCGGTACAATGAATCTTTCTCTTGGTGGTATGGTTTACGGACTTCCTGAGCCACTTGTAGACCGTTGTTCCGATATTAAGGAATTCAAACTTAATGCTTCTCAACTCATGAAGGCAATTACTGGTTGATTCTGAAATAAAAGATTTTGAGAAGGGTAGAAATACCCTTCTTTTTTTGACATTTGCGCGCCCGGGCGCGGCCTTTGTACAAGTTGCACAGAATCAGGCGTAAATTTTGTGCAAGTTGACTACTAGACTTTTTGCGGTTTATCCATTATAATATAGATGTAAGTTAAATAAAGGAGTTGATTAAATGAACGTTAGTATTAAGGAAATCGAAGAAGTTGTGGTAACTTTACCTATCTCGTATTATGCGAAGCGTAGAGTGCCTATCTTTCCCGAAAGAAAGACAATGGTAGGAACGTCTTATTATGACCCTGCTAAAGATGAAATCCACATTGATTGTGAGCTGATTCAGTCTGGGCTGAAAAACGCTCCAGAAACTGAAGATGAAGAGTTTCGTGAAACCGCTATTAGAAGTATGGTTTATCATGAGTTAAGTCATGCAATTTTGACACCTAGTAGTGAGCGAGTACAAGGTGAATTGGGATGGAGACATCTTCCGCCTGAAATTTTTAATATTTTTGAGGACGAAAGAATCGAAACACTTCTCAAAGATTTTTACATCAATGTAAATTTCAAGAAAAATCTGCTTTACATTTCTGGCAATTCTATTCCTACACCTACTACTCCCGAAGAAAAATTCTTTAACCTCGTTCGCTTCCGTTGTTATCAGGGTACAAGATGGGCGGAAAGAGTTGAGGAAATTATTGAACGTTATCGTGACGTAAATGTCAATTCTTTCAATACCGAAGATTATTCAGATTCTACGTTAGCAGAAAGATATATTGAGGAAGTTGCCGATTTGTACCATGAATTTCTAAAGGAAGAAGGTAAGGGCAAAGGTGTTTCTGATAATCCTTCCGAGCGTGCCGATATTGAAAACTCTATCAATGGTACTGGTACTAGCGAAGGCTTTTCCGAGAACAACGTCGAAGAAAGAACAGGCGAAGGTCAAGGCAAAGGCGAAGAAGGCAACGAGTGCAAGGGTCAGGGCGAAGGTCAGGGCGAAGGTCAGGGCAATAAACAAGGCGAAGGTCAGGGCAAAAGAACAGAAGGAAACCACACTTCTCATTCATTAGAAGGTCAGGGAAAAAATGGACGTGGTGGCGGCGGCGAAAAAAATAACCTTTTCGGTAAAGTAATCGATAAAGAATATAAGCGTTATCACGACAATGCACTAACCGCAGAATTGAATGTTATAATTTCTAGTTTCAATAAGAAGAATAATAGTGGTAGTGGTTGTACTTCTTATAGTGGTGTTTTCAACCCTCGCAACGTTGCAAGAGAAGACTATCGTTACTTTGACAAAAAGACTTCTGCACGTGGTAACAATACTTATGGTACTTTCCATTTGAACCTAGTTATTGACAATAGTGGTAGTTTCTGTAACTTACAGAATTCCGCAAATAAACTCATCAATTCTTTGATAGATATTGAGAAGAAAAATTCTAACTTTACCTTTGACGTAATTTTTAGTAATGTTGGACTTTATGAGGCAACGAAAGACAATCGTTATGTAGTGGCAAATGGTGGAAATGTACTTGAGTATGATGAAGTTTTAGAAGTTATGAACAAACACAAGAAGAAAAATGCATACGTTTACAATATTGTCATGCATGACGGTTGGACGGATGCACGAGCAAGTAAGGGTAGAAAAAATGCTTTTCTTGCATGGGATACTTCGAACACCACAATAATTGATACTGGTGACAATGAAGAATATTTTGGTGATTTGAAAAGCGCAAAAATTGTCAACACTCCTTATAGAAATTTAGTCAAAACTTTAGGTCATCAAGTTGCAACAATTTTAAGAACGGCGTTCCGTTAAGAGAACCCACCCCGAGAGGGGTGGTGTTCGCGCCCGGGCGCAGAAAAAATCAAAAATTTCTTAGAAAAAAAGTGTTGACAAAATTTGAATTTTCGTTTATAATAAGTATGTAAGTTAGAGAAAGAAGGTGAATGAATGAAGAAAACAATTTGGTTAGATATGGACGGCACTTTTGTAGACCTTTATGGTGTAGACGGTTGGTTGGATAAACTTGAGGCAGAAGATGTTACACCTTATGAGGTGGCAGAACCACTATGCCCCATGAGCTCACTTGCAAGGCTGTTAAATGCCCTAAGACGCGTAGGTTACTTAATTGGTGTAGTATCATGGACTTCTAAGACTGGAAGTAAAACCTATAATAGTAAGGTCGAAAAGGCAAAGAGGGCTTGGATTGTCCACCATCTTCCTAGTGTAAAGTTTGATTATATCGATATTATTCCCTACGGCACACCTAAGCACGATGGTCGTGAAGGTATCTTGTTCGATGATAACTCTATGATTTGTGCAGAGTGGGAAGCGGTAGGCGGTAAAGCCTATGGAGTAAATAAGATTATCGAAGAATTAAGAAGGATTTTAGGAGAAGAGAAAAATGGCGCACAAAAATAAAAAGAAAAAGGAACAACAGGCCCACCGCGGGCCCACATTCCTTGGTTTTCGGCCTTCGGTCGAAGACCACAAGTTATGGAAGTCCCGCCACCCTCGCAAGCGCAAGCACAAGGCACTTGACGAGGAGTAGGCGCCCGGGCGCAAATGTAAAGAAAGTTTTATACTTTTTGTATTGACTTATTAAAGTTTGTAGTGTATAATATAAATGTAAGTTAAAGAAAGGAGACTTAACAAAATGAGAACGATTAAATTTGAAACTGCGATGGAAATGATGAACATGGCACTTTTTACGTTGTGCAGAGTGCAACCAGAAGAGGTTCTAGCCGATACGGAAGGTGCTAAGCAACTTTGCAGAGATTTGTTTACATCTTACTGTGACATTTCTGGTATTGTAGCCGTCGAAGATGACGATGAAGAAGAGGAAGAAGGTGAAGAGTAATGGAAAATGGTAATAACCAAAACGCAAATGGTGGCATCGGATTCATTGGTGCTTTGACTCTTGTGTTTATCGTCCTGAAGTTATGCAAGGTAATTACTTGGTCTTGGCTTTGGGTTCTCTCGCCAATTTGGATTTCGGTAGGACTTGCCGTTGTAATTGGTATCATCGCCGCAATCGCAATCTCCGTTTGGAAAGCAAAACATTAAGGAAAGGGGCAGAACCCTTTCCGCGCCCGGGCGCCGCCGTGTTCATAATTTGTTTACATTTTTCTTCTTGACAAAACTTGATTCTTCCATTATAATATAAATGTAAGTAAAAGAAAGAAGGTAAAGTCTATGGAATACAGAGTATTTTGTGACAAGATTAAAGAAATCACCAATGAGTTTACAGAAAGATTTGGTTGCCGTGCAATGTGCGGGCCGCAGTTTATGTATTGTCCTGGTTTAGACCTGATTTTTTATGAGCTGGATTTTTCTCGTCGTCAAAAAAGCACAAGAGATTTCCTAGAAAGTGTAAAGCGACTGAAGCCTGAAGTTAAGTTAAATTCTTTTGTATGGTCATTACTCCATGAGTTAGGACACCACGCAACGAATGATGATTTGACAGAAGAAGAAGAACGTTACTGTGATAGGAAGCGCGCAAGAATAACGAGAACAAAAGCGAAGCACCCATATTATAGATTGCCCGATGAAGTTATGGCAACTACATGGGCGGTTGAATATGCAAACACGCATAAGGAAGAAGTCCTCGAATTTTCTGAAAAACTCCTTGCGGTTCTGTCCGAAGCAAGAGGAACCGTTGTGGTCGGTATCTAAACCGACCGCGCCCGGGCGCGCCGTTCACAAAATGTTCACATTTTAAGTGTTGACAATTTCTATCCCTTCATGTATAATATAGGTGTAAGTTAAAGAAAGGAGTTGATACAAATGGCAACCAAAGAACAGAGAGAAAAAATCCGTGAGAGGTATCTTGCCCTTGTTAAGGAAGCACTTGCTGAAAAGGGTGAGGAAATCCTTGTGACCGCCTCGAACAAAATCGCTATCCCTACTGTGGAAGATGGTGAGGAAGCCTACATTACGCTGACCTTCGCCGTTCCTACTGGTTCTCATGATGGTGAAGCCTACGATGGTTATGCTGAAGCCGAGAATTATGAGAAAGAGTTAGAGAAGAAGAAGGCGAAAGCAGAAGCCTCCGCAAAGAAAAAGTCCGCAAAAATCGCTAAGGATAAAGCGGACAGGGAAGCAAAAGCCAAAGCAAAAGCCGAAGGCTAAAGGTCTGGCGGAGCCTTAAATCCGCCACCACATGACCCACTATACATACCTCCTATCTTACTTACGGAAGCCGACCAATTGTGTCGGCTTTCCGTCGTTCCATGCGGTCTGGCGCCCGGGCGCCGCCCGTCAATCTGCACAAATCCAGGGCAACTTTTTTGTGCATTTTGTCAACTAGACTTTTCAATGGTTTTAGTATATAATAAGTATGTAAGTTAAAGAAAGGTTGGTGAAGAACCAAAGATGAACATTTTAGTATTTGACACGGAAACAACGTCGGTCAACAAGCCGTTCTGTTACAACGTCGGTTATTGTATTGTTGACACCACAACAAGAGAAACGCTTGTTGAAAGAGATTTTGTGGTAGAACAAATCTGGCACAACCTACCACTTTTTGCTACGGCTTATTATGCTGAGAAGCGACCGCTTTATATTGCTTCGCTTCGAACCCGAAAAAGCATCATGGAAAAGTGGGGCAAAATTATGCAAATTCTCAAGAAGGATATTGCCACCTACAAGGTTGAAAGTGCCTACGCCTACAATAGCCCCTTTGATGATGGAGTTTTTATTATGAATAATGATTGGTTTAGAACAAATAATCCGCTAGAAACAATTCCTATTCATGACATTCGTGGATATGCACACCACTTCATAGTAAATGATGACTATAAAAAGTTTTGTGACAAGCACGGATTGTATACAGAAGCAGGAAACTATTCCACAACCGCTGAAGCGATGTATAAATATCTAGTAGACGATACTTTCGTTGAGGAACATACGGCATTAGCAGATAGTAAAATTGAAAAGGATATTTTGTTAGAGTGCTTGGATAGAGGTGCTTTGATAGATACAGATTATCCAGTATTCAACTCGGTAGAAAGAATAGTTACGAAAAATTTTAAGGTGGTGGATAAACGGAACGGAACAGAACATGATTTTGAATATGAAAAGATTTTCATAAATAAAGAAAAGACTAAAGCAATTTTGAGGTAAGTAAGGGTCTACTCCGTAAGGGGTAGGCCCATTTCGTGCGCCCTCGGCGCCCGGGCGCCAAGTCCTAACCTTATATTATACCACAAAACCAAATACATTTCAAGTTTATTCGCGTGTCAAATTTTCATGCGAATTTTTTAATGTCAAATTTTCAGCCCTGTCAAATTTTACCCAGTGCGCCCAAAATTCCATCCATGTCAAATTTTCATATCAGCTGAGCTGGGAATGAGCTGGGCTTTTCCCAGACATAGGAAGCTGCGCCGCAGCTGGAAAATTACCGCGGGGACAAGCACAAATTTTTAAAAAGTCAAATTTTCAGGCCGCATAAAAAAAGGAAGCCGGATTTCTCCGACTTCCCAATGAGAGAGGTGATATAAATTAAGCAAGACGATAGCCTGTCTGCTTACCCTTAGCGCCCTCAACAACGATCTGCTCCTTCACTACGGTACCAGCCTCAACGAGCGGCTTCAAAAGCGGAGGAATCGCCTGACGAGTCAGACCCTCAATTGCGGCCTCAGCAACAAGAGTTGTTGCGGTCTTCGGTTCGGCGGTAATCACAGCGAGAACCTGAGCACGAACGCCATCCTTCTCAGCGCGCTTTGCGGCGGTCTTTTTTTCCTGGTAAACTTTGCGGGTTTCCTGTGCCTTTTCATACTTAGCGAGTTCCTTAGCGGCAAATTCTACAACCTCAGGCTGACCAGCGGCTTCTGCAATCTTTGTAACTTTTTCAATAAATTCGACGTACTTCATTTTGTTTTCTCCATTTCTTTAATTAGTTTAATTTTTTTCTCATGGGGTTTAATTTCCTTTCCCCACTTTCTATATATATTATACTGGATTTTTCAGAATCTTTCAAATTTTCTTTTCTAAGATTCCTATAAAAGATAGAGGTTGCCGGCTTTTCTTTACCTTTTATGTATATAGTATAGCAAAAATTTCGGGAAGTTTCAAATTTTGGAAGGAGAGGTTTTCGGTAACGTCGACGCCGGTCTACTCCCTTTACGTCGACGCCGGTCCACTCTATATTATATGTCTGGCGTATAAGCTGGACCCATACCTTTCGTCTTGAAATTTTTACTTGTGTCAAATTTTGTGCCAGGTACCCAAAACTATCCTTAACTATCCTTAACTATACCCATCCTTCCCTTACTCCTCCGAACCTTTTCCTCTTACTCCTTTCTCTCCTCTCTATCTTTTCCCTTCGCCCTTAACTTTTCCATTCGCCTTCTACCGTTTCCTTTGAATCGCTCTCTTCTCCTACCTACCCTATGCCCAAAAAATACCCAGACCGTCTGTCCCTCCCAGGGGAGGACCAAATTCCACCAATTTAACTTTAAGCCAGTCCGAAACCGACGGCTCCCAGCTCTTCCTCTTCTACTCCCATTCTCCCCTAAAATTGACGCCGGCGAATCCATCTAACCACTCCTCCCCTTCTAATCTCCCCTAACTACCTCCTTTCTAATTTATTTTCGCCGTAGATTTTCTGGAAAATTTTTTTCCCTAAAATTGACGCCGGTCTAGTAGTCCCGCGACCTTTCCCCTAAATATACGTCTTACGTCGACGCCGGCGTCTTTGAGCCGCCGACTCGCTCTCGCTCATGAGCCCCGGCGCGCTGCGCCGGACCTCACAAGCTCGCCCGGCACGGCTCGAAAACATTCGCGCTGCGCGCTCCTGTTTTCTATACTTGGGAGGATTGGGAAGATAAAAGGGCAAATACGTCTAGCGTATTCGCCCTATATATATTATATAAATAATTTTTTTCCTTACATCTTTAATGTAATTTTTTCGAAAACTTTCTATAAAATTTTGGTGACCTGAAATTTTCTGGAAAATTTTTAGTGGAAGAAGGGTGGGAAGAGAAGAGTAGAGAAGAGACGTCCCTAAAGTCATAGGCGGCGTCTCGATAGAATTTAATTATTCTCTGGTTTGTATTGGTAAGTGCGGATTTCTATGGAAGGGGTTCCGTCATTGAAGTCTACTCCGTAACATCCGTTTGAAAGTCTAGTGAGGCGAGATACATTAAAGTAAGAGCGGAGGAAGTTTAGGCAATCCTCTTTGGAGTAGGAGTTGGAGTTGAGGTGGGATTCGTAATCAGCGAGAATATATGTGATGTGCTGGATTTTATCTTCAGGTGTCATTTGCGGCCTCCTCATTCTTGATATTGAAATCAATCTTCCAAGGCTTAAGAAGTACCTCATTAACATGAAGTCGCCCGCAATCTCTTGTTTCGATATCTGTGCCGGGGTGATCTTTACTGATGGATATACAGACCACTCCTTCTTGTTTTAGGATTCGAAGTAGCGGATCGATAAAGGTAGACTTTAAGTTTATACTCTCCTGATAGACTAGATCAAACTCCATTGTAGGACAATGCTGCTGTTCAATAAAAGTTTTTAGAAAACGTTTTTTCTTGTTAAATTCTTTTTGGTAAAAAATATAGAGTTTTACCAGATTTATGA